GCTTCTACAGCATCGCTAATAGCCTGCCAGCCTGCTTCATCGCAGCTTAGGTCTAGGTCAGTTGCCAACAGTTTTAAGCGCGCTATTAGGTCAGCGTGCTTGGGCTTGTAGGGAATATGTGCGGGCCTGCATATTTCGTCTATTAGGTCAAATACGGCCATTTGGTGTTTTGCCATTGCGTTTGCTGTCGGGTCTAACATGCGTCTGCTTTCCTCGCTTAGTGAATCGTCGGGGTCTATGTACTGTTTTACTTCGCTGTATTCCATGGTAACCAACCGCTGTTACGCCAAATAGCAACCATGGCACGTGTGTTAATTGTTGGGTTAAATAGATCGTTGCACGTCTCGAGTATGCCCTTGGCTTGTAGCCAGCCAATAGGCCAATACTCGTTTGGTACGCACCATGCCCCGTTAATTTGGTAAATCCCACGGCTACCGCCTTTAGTGTCGGTACCGTTAAACGCATCCTCGGTGCATCGGCTTTCGCGCACGGCAACGCGTAGCGCTGTCTCTAACTGATCTTGGGGTAATCCCTCGGCTAGGGCTAATACGGCTACCTGCGTGCATGTGTTCACGTATGGGGGCATTGTGGTAGTTGGTGGGGTTGCCACGTAAACGGTTGTAGGGCTTACGGGGCGGTCTAATGCGGGGTCTGTAGGCATTGGCAACAGGTATGCAATGCCGGCAGCTGTAATGGTAAATAGCGCGGTAAACGCGGCTTTAAGTGCAATGGTCATAGTTTCTCTAACTGGTAGGGCGTTTGCCATGTACCGCCGGCAATGGTCTTAAACGCAAGTTGGCTGGCTAATACTTCAAGTGTGTCCGGGTTCCTAAAAATCTGTACTAATACTTCGCGCCCGTTTTCTAGTTTGCCTACAAATGCTTCATAGGTAAAGGTTTGTAGTTCAGTCATGCGCGGTAAACCTCTTTTCGTCGGTAGCAAAACGGTAGTAGGCGCGTGTTACGCGGTGGGGGATGCTGGCGCTAATCCTTGTAGGTATTGGGTTACCGCTGCAGGTACTTTGTCACCGGGCCAGTAAAACCAATGCCAAGGCTCGGCGGGCATTACCTCTAATGACCAGCCAAACGATGGGCCTACGTCGCACATAAAGGTAAATGTTTCGCCTGACATGTTGGCAAAATCTACGGCCAGCCCAAGGTTATGGCGTGACGTGCCGGGTACTGCCATAGGTGCGTTGCCGGGTTTTAGGTAATAATTTTTGTTTTCGTACACTCGAGGTTTAACGCCCTCTATTGGTGCCAGTTGGTAACGCGCTAAAAACCCTTGACGCTGTAACGCAATGCTGCGGTAAGTATCACCCGCGCTAGTTGGCTTAAATTGTTTTATGCCAGCGGCGAACGCTGCAGCTCTAACCGCGTTGTATGCGTTGGCAGCCAAAGGGTGCAATTTGCCAAATGGCTTTAGTTCTACCAACAGGCTAGCGGGCAGTTCACCCGGCTTAACGTGTGCCAAATTGACTGGTAAAACCAGTTTTTTAATTGGCGGTACGGCCATAGGCCAAATCTTTTGGGTTCACATAACGCAACAAAACCGGCACAAGGGCGGCTATTGCTGCTTTGCCTAGGTCAGCTGGGTCTGTGTTGCCTGTGGAATAAACAGCAATAACGGCTGCTATTACTGATCGGCCATAACTAGCCAACATTGCTTTGTTAATCGGTTTCATCGCTACCACCTTTTGATTTACTCTTTAATCCGTTGGATGCCAGCAAGCCTATAAGACCGCCGGATAATGTCATAAGCATTGGGTTTAATACTGAAAATGCTTCCGCGTCATTTGGTGCTTGCTCGAGTGGCTGGGTAACAAATAGCAACCCGTAAAGCAATGTAAAAATTGAACCTACAAACGCGCAAGTAAGCCCAATGCCTACTACAAGAATTAGCCGGGCTTTTATTTCGTCGTTGGTATATCTAGCCACAGCGCCCGCCACCTACTGCTATTTCTGTTGTTAGCGTTATTGCCTTGTTTTTGGTTCTAATGCAGTTCATGCGTTCACGGTCACTACAACCAGCGCAACCCCACAATACGACTGCAATTAGTGCGCCGTATCCGATCATATAACGCCATTTCATTAACTTAGTAGCGCGGCTACTTCGTCGGCAGTAAGTCCAAGTTTGGCTAATACGTCGGCTTTGGCTTTGGCGCGTGCTTTTTCGGCTTCAACTAGTGCAGCGTGTGTGGCTTCGTCTTTTGCGCGTTGTGCTTGTTCGTCTGCCGTGTATTCACGGGTAGTTGTTTCGCCTGTTATTGCGTTAATTTCGGTGATGTCTGACATGGTTTCCTAACTGTTTGCTAATCCGTAGACGCGGACTGTGCCAGTAAAACTTGTGCCTGAAGTGATGATGCTTATGCCTGTAAATTGTGTTGTTGCGTCTTGGACTAATGCGTGTGTGTAAACATAAAAAGAGCCGCCCGAAACAACATTATTAGTATCAGCGCGACCCGTTGTTTTAGTTGCAGCATTTGGATTATGTAAAATCATGCTCTGAAAACTGCCGTTATAAGTTGGGTCTATTTCACCTAAAAACCACGAAGTAGTGCCAGCACCATTTGCAAAAGCAGCGACGGTTGTATTTACTGCATATACTGTTTGTACACCGTATTGTGTCGCAGTATCAGCGCCACCGACCCGCAAGCGTGCAGTCAAAGTGCTATTAGCACCCACAGAAGTAGTAATAATCATTTCAATTTGATACGCGGCATAAGTGCTAGAAAAACAATCGTTAATAGACAAAGTTTGCACCGCCGACGCAGTAGCGGTTGTAATCAACACCATGCCCGGCGCAACACCAACAGATTGCCAAGCTGCGCCGTCGTAATACTGGGTCGTATTGGTTGCTTCAATATAGGCGAACTGACCCTCGGCAAGGGTCTTTTCACCTGCACCACCAAAGGCCGCATCACGGGTTGTCGTGGTAGCAAAGACTGGTATACCCGAGTTTGTCACGCTCAAATTGGCAGCGGTTAAAACCTCGCCACTTGTGTAACTCGGTACAAATGTTGTTGCGTTGGCGCCCATATGTGTACTTTATCCTAAAACTGGTTGCGGGTCTTGTATGTCTAGTTTGCCGTAAATTGGGTCATCTAAAATAAACTCGTAGACGATCACGGTAGGCGCCGTGTAGTAGGTAACTCGATGCCCGGTCACAAAATCTATGCGATGCTCGATGCCCTCTACGCTTAATTCCTGTGCTACCTCACCGCCAGCAATGGTGTTAGTTATCGTGATCGTATCCCCAATATCTACTAGGGCTAGGTTTTCGCGCTGGGCTGTGGTCAGCATTAGGTAATCGGTTTGTACCCCGGTAAACGTGGCGTCGGGTTCTCCAACTAGCAAATAACTGGCAAGCGTTGCAGCTGCCGCGTCGTTATGTAGCAGGCTGTCACCGATGCTTACCGTTTGGATTAGGTATTTTGCTTGGCTTGCTAGATCGTCGGCTACCTCGGGGCTTGTGGCGCCTAGGTGTTGCACGCTTGCACGGTTCACGATCTGATCGGCGTTATAGGTTATAGCCAAATTGTTGTACGGAATGTTGGTGCCGTCATCGTGGAAATCGGCCACGCTGTTGCTAAGGGTATTGCCTACTCGAGGGTCACTATTAAGCACGCCTGATCTAGACATAAAAATACGGCCCTGCTCGGCAGCTTGTATTTGGTCTATGTAAGCCTTTACGTTTGTACCGCCGGCAACCGTGTATGCAGCCGAACCGCCAAGGGTTTGGGTGCCAGTAGAAATGTCACGGCTTAACGCCGGGTATGCAACCTCGGGTAAATCCAATACCGCTGTTAGCCGGGCGCTACTTAGTTGCTCGGATACGTTAAATTCATTCATCACCGTTTGGGCTAGTAAATAGAAATCATCTGCGCAATAAACGGTAACGGTATTGTTCCCGCCTAATTCATACGAATAGTCATAATTTACGATCTGACCAACAAATAACGGCACAAACGCGTTAGCGGTGTTGTAACGGCCAAACGAAACCCTACGCAACGGGGCAAGCGTAAACTGCCCTGCAGGGTCTACAAACGGGCTAGACGTATACAGCGGGTTTAAGATGCCGCCAGCCAGCGTGTCATCGAGCGTAAACGTCATGGTGCCAGCGCTGAACTGATCGCCTATTTCCCTACGGCCACGATTAACGCTAATGCCTTTGCTGTATTCCATCATTGGCGCAAACTCGCTTACACCATCTAGCACGTATTGCGTGTTATCTAAGACGCCTCTAATGCTGTTGTCAAGGGTAAACGCGTCAAGCATAAACCCGGTATCTATGAATAGTTCATAGTCTCCGCTGGCAACTACCGAGGTAGCCATTATGCCACCGCGATATTTGCGGGGCCTGCCGCCCTGTTGTATGCGCGTATCGAGTTAATGATTACCTCGCCAGTTTGCGCGGTAGGCACAAGGCTCGACAAGTTAATAGTTATGTTGCCGTTAGCACCAATACCCCAACCCTCGGTAGGGTTCACCATTGGGGTTACCGACGCAACCTGCGGGCGTGTGATCGCTTCGCTGAACCCCGCGCTAATGCCTTTAATGTCTGCCAGTTTTAGACCCTTAGCCTTAAGCCGTTTTTGTGCCTCATCAAATGCCGGGTTCATTGCGGGTAAAGCATTTCTGCCAGCCGTTGCCGCGTTAGGTGCGCTTACCGCTGCCGCTGGCTACAGCGTTAAAGCCGCTATCGAGGACAGCGCCGCGCAAGCCCAACTAGCCAAGACATTGCAAAACGTCGTTGGTGCTACTGATGCACAAATAAGCGCTACCGAAAAGTCAATTAGTGCTATGGCTATGGCAACAGGCGTTGCTGACGATCAGTTACGCCCGGCGTTGGCATCGTTGGTTTTAGGTACACAAGATTTGGCTAGCGCTAACGACGCGCTTAACTTGGCCCTAGACATTTCAGCCGGTACAGGTGCAGATTTAACAAGCGTTAGCGACGCGCTATCAAAGGCTTATGGCGGAAACTTTAAGGCGTTGCGCCAGTTATCCCCGCAGCTGTACGCAATGATTAAAGACGGTGCCAGCCTCGATGAGGTTATGGCGCAGTTGTCGCGCACGTTTGGCGGGTCTGCAGCGGTTGCAGCCAACACGGCAGAGGGCAAATTTAAGCGGTTAGGTATTGCGTTAAGTGAAACCGCCGAAGCAATAGGCATGGCCATACTGCCAGCCGTTGAAGCCGTACTGCCATACCTCATTACTTTTGGTAATTGGGCGCAAGACCACGTAGGCACATTGCTTGCCGTAGGCACCGCCATTGCTGCTATTGCCACCGCGCTTATCGGTTTTAAGGCCGCGCAAATAATTGCTAACGCTGTAACCGTGGTAACTACCGCGCTTAACTGGTCACTTGCTGCATCGGCTGCCGCTGCTAACACCGCGCTAACCCTAGGTGTTGGTGCTGCCGCTATTGCTGCCGGGCTTGTAGTTGCAGCGGGTGCGTTTCTAGCGTTTAAGGCTGCCACTAAAACCAGCGTGGAAACCATAAAACCGTTTGGCCCGCAACTAAGCGAAATAACACCAAAACTCGAGGGCACAACTAAAGCCCTTGGCGGTGCCGGTACAGCTGCTAAAGACATGGCCAACAAAATTAAAGAGGCCAGCGAAGCGCTAACCAACTATTTAGAAACCGCTTTAGCCGACGCCAAGAGCCAACTAGAAAACGCTCAAACAGCGTTTAACGATTTTGCTAGCGACGTAAGCGACAGCATAAAAGATGCGTTTAGTTTCTCTGACGCTAAAGACGCGGGCGATGAAACAGGCGCGGGTTTCTTACAAGGCTTGCGCGATCAAGTAGCCGGGATAGTTAAGTACGGCAACGACGTTAAAACCTTGCTTGAAATGGGTTTAAGCCAGCAATCGTTGCAGGCCGTGCTTGACGCTGGCGGTGAAAGCGGCGCGGCTATAGCAGCCGAGTTAATCGCGGGCGGTGTTGGTGCCATTAACGAAACCAACGAACTGGTTAAGGCTGCCGATAACGCAGCTGCAACCATTGGCCAACAGGCCGCCCAAGCATGGTTCGGCGCTGGCGTGGATAACGCTAAGTCATATTTGCAGGGTGTCGAGGCGGCATTTGATGAAGCCCAAAAACGGTTAAAGGCTAAGGGTCTAAAACTGGCAGACATTAAAGGCATTAGCGCGGGGTTCAGCGAAGCGATCACACGCCCACAAGTAGCGTCAGTAACCCCAATGGTGAACCCCACCGAGGGGTGGGGTATTGGTGCTAACGGCAACATAACTATTAACTTGTCTAGCCTCGTGCCTACCGCGCAAACTGGCGAAGTAATCATTAACTCAATACGTGCATACAACAGGGCGGCAGGCCCCGCCAATATCGCGGTTGCATAATGGCTACCTCGGTAGTTGCCAGCGGTGATTATGAACTATTCATAGATACCGGGTTTATGCTTAACGCGTTTACTTTGGATTCAAGCGTGCGCGGGGTGCTCAATAACACCGAGTACGTGCTAGATGGTGTAAGCGAGTTTGCACCGATGATGGAATACAGCAAAGGCATCAGCGTTAATCGTGGGCGTAGGGAAATAGGCGATCAGTTCAGCGCCGGCACCATGACGTTTACCCTCGATGACACGTTGGCGGGCGGCATATTAAACCCGCTGTACACTTCTAGCCCGTTTGTAGACCCTGCAGGGCAGTTCACCCTTGCGCCATTGCGTCGCGTTTCGTTTGGGCGTTACAACAGCGCTAACGCTTATGTGCCGTTATTTGTGGGGCAAATTGTTAATTATGATTATTCCTACGAATTGGGCGGAAATAACGTAGTTACCGTGTATTGCGCTGATGATTTCTATTTACTAGCCCAAACGGTAATGAATGAATTTAACGTGACCGAGGAACTAAGTAGCGCCCGGCTAACAGCGGTATTGGATTTACCCGAGGTTGCTTACCCGGCGTTAAGCCGTGACATTTCTACCGGTACCCAAACCCTTGGCGGTGCTAGCGCGTACACAATCCCTAACGGCACAAACGTAAAGGCTTACATAGACCAAATACAAGCTGCCGAGCAGGGCCGTATTTTTATGTCGCGCGCGGGCGTGCTGAATAGTGACCCTCGAGTAGGCAATACCCTTAGCGGTAGTGTGGCCGATTTCCATGATGATGGTACCCAAATTCCGTACAACAATTTGGCCATAACCTACAACGCCGATCAGATCGTAAACCGCGCAAGCGTGCAACACCTAGGCGCTACAAGCCCCGAAGTAGCCGACGATCTAGCAAGCCAAGCAAAATACCTAATCCAAACGGTAAACATCGGTGACAGCCTGCTACACAACGACGCGGCAGCTGCCACGCTTGCCAGTTACCTGCTAGTTGGGGAACCCGACGCCACCTTTACCGGGGTACAAACCGATTACCTAATGCTCACCACAGCGCAACGCGAAAACCTAGCCCTAGTAGATATTGGCGACACGATCACCATAACCAACACCATTGCTGGCGGTGAGGTAGCACAGGAATTAAGCGTAGAGGGCATCGAGCATCGCCTAGATTTTGTGACCGGGCATCGAGTTACTTACTACACGGCGCCTACGGTAATTGTTTATGAGTTCATACTTGATGACCCAATTTACGGCAAACTAGACATACAAGACCCGCAACCAGTTTTAGGATAAAGTACACATATGGGCGCCAACGCAACAACATTTGTACCGAGTTACACAAGTGGCGAGGTTTTGACCGCTGCCAATTTGAGCGTGACAAACTCGGGTATACCAGTCTTTGCTACCACGGTTACGCGTGACGCGGCTTTTGGTGGCACAGGTGAAAAGGTGCTTGCCGAGGGCCAGTTTGCTTACATTGAAGCAACTAATACAACTCAGTATTACGACGGCGCGGCTTGGCAGTCGGTTGGTGTTTCACCTGGTTTAGTACTTGTCAAATCACAAACGATCGGTAGCGCAGTTGGAAGCGTGACGGTTACCGATGCTTTTTCTGCAACTTATGACGCATACAAAATTGTTGTTTCAGGTGGTGTCGGTTCTGCAACCAATGGCGATTTCAAAATGACTTTAGGTGCCAGCGCAACTGGTTATTATTGGTCGCTTATTTACACTTCATACAACGCAACTGTGTCTGGAGATGGGGCATCAAACACAACTGGTTGGTTTGCTCTTGGAAACATTGACAACTCAGCACTTTCCCTAAACGTTGAACTAATAAATCCTTTTTTAACAAAAAGAACTACATTTAGTTCAGTTACTAATCGCGGTACTATTGCTGGCCCAACGATCGGAAATCATCAAGTTTCAACAAGTTACACAGATTTTACACTTGCCGCCTCTACAGGAACATTAACGGGCGGCACTATTCGCGTTTACGGATACGCAAACAGTTAGGACACAACATGACATACGCAGAAGCAGTAGCGATGTACCCGCACGATGAGGTTCACATTCAAGTTGATGACGTAGTGCGCCCAATGACGCCAGCAGAATATGAAGCATTTATACAGCGTCAAGTAAACGCTGTACCTGAATCCAATTGATGCGATGGCGTTACATGGTCGGATACGCGCTATTTATAGTTGTAGTTTTGTGGAGTTGTAGTGGTTGCACAGTTTCTAAAACGAATATCGAGTACCAATGTTTTACTAAGGCCGCTTGTGATTAAGACACCGGAACAACAGCACGCAGGTTTAATAGTTTTTGTTGGCCGTTTAATGGCTATCTGTTTTTCGTTTACCGTCATGGCATTTATCTACGGCATCCTATTTGTAGACCAGCCTACGGAACAGGCACCCACAGACGCCCAACTAATTGACCTATTAAGCACGTTGCTAGTTTTTCTTACTGGCACACTTAGCGGGCTGGTTGCGTCTAACGGCCTAAAGAGTAAGCCCGGTTCGAGTGCATCCACCGATTAAAAAACTGGTTTTACCAGCCAATTTGGCACACGTTAAGCCGGGTGAACTACCCGCCAGCCTGTTAGTAGACCTAAAGCCGTTTGGCAAACTGCACCCATTAGCAGCCAACGCATACAACGCGGTTAGAGCTGCAGCGTTCGCCGCTGGCATAAAACAATTTAAGCCAACTAGCGCGGGTGACACGTACCGCAGCATTGCGTTACAGCGCCAAGGGTTTTTAGCGCGTTACCAACTGGCACCAATAGAGGGCGTTAAACCTCGAGTGTACGAAAACAAGAATTATTACCTAAAACCCGGCAACGCACCTATGGAAGTACCCGGCACGTCACGCCATAACCTTGGCCTGGCCGTAGATTTCGCCAACCTGTCAGGCGAAACATTTCCCTCTACGTGCGACGCTGCCCGATCTTTTA